TAACAAAACGCATTAACGGCGGCACTATTGGACTTGAAGATCGTATCAAGCATTACAACCACGCACTTCACGTCCTAGGAGATTAATATGTGGATGATGAGCTTTGTGCCCGATGATTTCTTATTGTATGTTATTAATACAATTCTGATAGCAGGTGCTGTTGGCTCATTCCTTACGTTCTTTGCGTTGAATAGAATTCTTCGTTGGTTTCCGGCGATTGCCCCTTACTATCTTATTTTACAAATAGTTAGTGCAGCATTATTAGTAGGCGGTATTTACTTCAAGGGCGGCTATAGTGTAGAAATTTCATGGCGTGAAAAAGTCAAAGAAGCAGAAGCTAAAGTTGCGGTTGCGGAAGAGCAAAGCAAAGAGCTTAACATCAAGTTAGAAGAAGAACGCAGGAAAAAACAAAAAGTAAAAGTAGAGTACTACAATACTGTAAAAACTGAAATTAAAGAAGTTGAAAAAATTATTAACGCTAAATGCGAAATAGATCCGCAAGTTAATGAATTGCTTAACAAAGCTGCAACTAATCCGGGGAAAGCAAAATGAAAAGACTAGTATTGCTACTTCCTATAGTTTTATTAACAGGCTGTTTAGCAACAGCGCCAGTAGTGCCCAAGTGGCCCGAAGTTCCTAAAGAACTATTAGAATCTTGCCCGGATCTAAAAACATTAGAACCCGACAACACTAAACTCAGCACTATAATCGAAACTGTAACAGACAATTATCAACAATACTACAACTGTAAAGACAGCGTAGACAGCTGGATCATGTGGTACAAGGGACAGCAGGATATTTGGAAAACACTTAAATAAAGTAGTACATTAAGGAGCGAGCGCATGGAAGATAGAAAAATGGTAAAGTGGTTATTAGCATTACTACTGCTACCACTAGGATTGGCGTATTTTAGCGGTGATAGATATCGCTATCCGTGTCAAGATCCAGCAAATTGGGAAAAAGATTTCTGTAAAATGCCAGTATGTGATGTTAACAGAACTTGCCCGGAACATATTTTTAAAGGTCAACGCGACCCTAGATTAGGACCACCAAAAGATGAACCAAATAAAACAACTACTACACCGGCTCCGGCAGCGAGTTTCGGATCTACTACACAAGGAGTCAACTGTGGAAAATAATAACGTACCTATGATTTATACTGAAGAGCAGTTAATGGCTCGCTTAAAATTCTTTATCGGCATTTGTCTGTCTTTGACATTGTTTGGTATTGTATTTGTTGTGCTTTACTCACTGATATTTGTAACACAACCACTTAACGCTATTAGCCCAATTGACCAAAAGTTCTTTGAGTTGATTATTCCAATTGCTACATTCTTAACTGGTACACTATCTGGTATTATGTTAGCAGGTGGCGACAAAGATGCACAGAAACAAGCATTAGCTGCGGCAAACAAAGGATGGGATAAGGCACCAACTCCAACAACACCGGCACCTAGCGCACCATCAAGTGGCGGGTTTGGTAGCGTTCCGTTAGGCGGAAATACTGCAAGTGGATTTGGCGCAAACGTTGGATTTACCACACCTGGTGGGTTTGGTATGTCTGGAAGTTTTACTGCTCCGGCGCCAGTTGCAACAACAGCAAGTGGAAAAGCAATAGTTCCTTCGTTCCCACAACCAGAATTATAAAAAATGTCTGAGATCAGCGTGTCAGAACAAAAGAAAGAAGATTGGATGAACGCCAAATGGCGCCCAATGATGGGTTGGATGTACATGGTAGTTTGTATATGTGACTTTGTTCTATTTCCTATACTGTGGAGTTTAATACAAGCTCTACATGGTGGCAGAGTAGAAACACAATGGAGTCCAATCACACTGAACGGCGCTGGTTTGTTTCATATGGCTATGGGTGCTATTTTAGGAATTGCAGCTTATGGTCGCACACAGGAAAAGTTGAATGGTGTCAGCAATAGTTCTACGCCAATACAACTGGCAACTCCAAGTGTTGCTAATACAACGAGTTATACACCGGCGCCAAGTTGGGGTACAACTCCAGTAGTGAGTAGCAAAAAAGTTGTACCTCAAGAAGAACAACCATCAATTTAAAAGGAGCGGAGCATGTTAGATACATTATTTTGGGTAGCACTAGGAGCATTTGTAGGATGGAATTTTCCACAACCTTTCTGGGCTAAGATTATTCAAGAAAAAATTCAATCAATGATTAGTAAAAAAGGAGCATAACATGAAATTAATACTAGCATTAGTAGCAAGTTTGGCACTAGTTGGCACAGCATACGCCGGCGGTGAAATGAAAGAAGTTTGTACACCAAAAGTAGACAAAGCAGGTAAAGCTGTTATGGATAAGAAAACTGGTAAGCAAGCCGAAGACTGTAAAAAAATCAAAGTACACAAAAAAGTCGAAGGCACAAAAGTTCCAGACAAAAAATAATTATACCAAACTCTTGACAGGCTCTGTTTAAAATAGTATAATTAATACTATTACTGGAGCCTTTTTTACGACTATGACTGATTATTACCAAACACTAGGTGTTAGCGAAAACGCTAGCCCAGATGATATTAAAAAAGCATACCGAAGCTTGGCTAATAAACACCACCCAGACAAGGGTGGAGATCAAGCCAAATTCAAAGACATTAGTGTTGCTAACGACATTTTGAGCGATCCACAAAAACGAGCCGAATACGATCAACAACGAATGTACGGCGGTGGACCTCAAGTTAGATTTACATCCGGAGATCCATTCAGCGATATCTTTGGTCAAGGTGGGCCTTTTGGCCAAGCAAATCCCTTTGGAGATATTTTTGGCCAAATGAGAGGACGACAAAGCCGTAATAGAGATTTGAATATTCAGTGTCAAGTTACCTTGTTAGACAGCTTTCAAGGCAAACAACTAGAAGCAAACTATAGATTACCAAGTGGTCGTAATCAAACTGTTGTTATTAATGTTCCGCCAGGTATAAGTCACGGTGAAACTATTCGCTATCAAGGACTAGGAGATGATACTGTTCCTAATGCGCCGCGGGGAAACTTAAATGTAACTATTATAGTTTTGCCAGATTCTAGTTTTAGAAGAGAAGGCGATGATTTGTATACAACTGTAAATATTTCTCCCATCGAAGCAATGATTGGATGTAGAAAATTTGTCCGATACTTAACTGGTGAAAACAAAGAAATAGAGATTCGTCCAGGAGTTGAAACTGGTATAGAATATGCTAGCTCAGGGTTTGGTTTTAATAATCCTCATTCTGGAATGAAAGGAAGATTTGTCATTGTAGTGAACATTCGAACTCCTTCGATTACCGATCCATTGTTAGTAGCTGAACTAAGAAGATTAAATGATGCAATTAGTCAACGAGTCTGATCCAATCCTTAAACAAAAAGCAGAAAACTGGGACTTTAAGAATCACATTAATGCCGCAGTAATTGAAAGTGAAATGCTAGAAACTATGCGAGCAAGTAATGGTATTGGACTTGCTGGAAATCAAGTAGGGCTACTACGCAGAGTGTTTGTTATGAAATTAACAGACGGGCGTGAGCTAGGTTGTTTTAACCCATGGATCATGATTGGGGATAATGATTTAATTAATGGCGAGGAAGGATGTTTGAGCTTTCCAAATCTTTGGCTTAAAGTTGAAAGACACAATAAAATTACTGCCGCATATCTTGACAACACGGGTAAACAGTGTATAATAGAACTTGAAGGCATTGATTCTAGATGTTTCCAACACGAGTTGGATCATTTAGACGGTGTAACATTTACAGAACATGTAAGTAATTTAAAATTACAAATGGCACGGAAAAAACAAAGGAAACTAAATGGTTGAACCAAGCGATAATCTACAAGCAGTTTTTGAGAAGGCAATTGAAACTGCTAAAAAATTACACCACGAATATCTTACTATTGAGCATTTATTGTTAGCAATGCTTATGGACGACGGATTTAATAAAACTATTCAAGGATACGGTGCCAAGGTAGACGAACTTAGGAAAAATCTTGCAGACTATTTACAACATAAATGCGAGGAAATTACAATACAAGATGTTGTAGTTAAACCTAAAAAGACACAGAGTGTTGAACGCATTCTTAATCGTGCATTTACACAGGTATTGTTTAACGGTCGACAACGTATTGAACCTACTGATGTGTTTCTTGCCATGATGGGTGAAAAACGTAGTTGGGCGCACTTTTATATTCAGCAAGCAGAAATTGACAAAGACAAATTTGCAGATTACTTAAACAATTCAATCGAAGAAGAAGAAGATACAGAACACGAATCTGGATCAAGTAGAGCACTTGCATCATTTACTACAAACCTTAATGAAGCAGTTAAGAAGAATAAAATTGATCCAGTTATTGGCCGTATAGATGAATTAGAAAACATTGCACTATCAATGGGTCGTCGTAGTAAAAACAATGTAATCTTAGTTGGTGACCCTGGAGTTGGAAAAACTGCTATTGCAGAAGGACTGGCTTATAACATTGTCAAAGGTGCAGTTCCAGACTTTTTGAAAGATTATACAGTTTATAACTTAGACATTAGTGCTATGTTAGCTGGTAGCAAGTACCGTGGAGACTTTGAAGAACGTTTTAAAATGGTTCTAAAAGCTCTTACTAAAAAAGGTAAGACTGTGCTGTTCATCGACGAAGCACATATGATCTCTGGCGCAGGATCTGCTAGTAACTCTGCTAATGATCTTGCTAACATGATGAAACCGGCTCTAAGCAAAGGCAACATTAAAGTTGTGGCCAGTACTACCTGGGAAGAGTATCGTAAACACTTTGAAAAGGATCGTGCGTTAATGCGCCGTTTCCAACGCATTACTGTTGACGAACCCACAGTAGAAGTAACACTTCAAATCCTTAAAGGTATTAAAAAATACTACGAAGGCTTTCACAATGTCAAAATTAAAGACGATGCACTACAAGCTGCTATTAAACTTAGTGTAAAATATCAAGCAGATAAGAAGTTACCAGATAAAGCGATTGATTTAGTTGACTTAGCTTGTTCACGTTTTAATTTGAAACTTGCCGATGATCGCATAGTTACTGAACGAGAAATCCAATACGAGCTTTCTAAAGTTATACAAATGCCTGAAGAAGTAGTAGCTGAAACTGAAAGTCAAAACCTAGCTACATTGCAAAATAAACTTGAAGAAGAAGTTTACGGGCAAGATCTTGCTATTACTGAAGTGGTTGATAAAATTATGGTAGCACAAGCAGGACTCAAATCTGAAAACAAACCAATTGGTAGTTTTGTATTCATGGGCCCAACTGGTTGCGGTAAGACCGAGACTGCCAAGTCGCTGGCTAAACACTTGGGTACTAAGTTGTTGCGGTTTGACATGTCGGAGTATCAAGAAAAACACAGTATCTCTAAACTAATCGGTAGCCCTCCAGGTTATGTTGGCTTTGAAGAAAATGCTGGTTTGTTGATTACACAAATTCAAGAATGTCCAAATGCAGTATTGTTGTTCGACGAAGTTGAAAAGTCGCATCCAGATGTATCTACTGTATTGCTACAGATGATGGATAACGGTTTTATTACCGGTTCAAACGGAAAACAAGCAGACTGTCGTCAACTTATCCTTATCCTTACTACCAATGCTGGCGCACAAGATGCTGAAAAGAATGTTATTGGATTTGGTACCCAGGAGAAAGACTACAGCGACAGGGATCTTAAGAAATTCTTTACTCCAGAGTTCCGTAATCGTTTAGACGGTATTATTACTTTTAACAAATTAGGCAAAGAAACAATGTCCAAAGTTGTTAATAAGTTTATCGACGAACTTAAAGAACAAGTTAAGGAAAAAGGTATCCGTATTAAAGCTGACAAATCTGCTATCGAATGGTTGATTGAAAAAGGCTTTGATCCTAAGATGGGTGCTCGTCCACTGCAACGTGTTATCGATAAAGAAATTAAACGTGACCTTGCTAAGATGATGCTGTTTGGGGATTTAAAGAACGGTGGGTGGCTAACTATTACTACAAATGATGGTAACATTATGCTAACATCAAAAGCAAAAACTTCTAAAGTGCCGTTGCTTTCTACGGAAATTATAATCGAAGATGCTGTTCAAAACAACTAAACGATTATTTAGAGGAAAGTATCAGTACAAGTTAGTATTAACTTGTGCTGGTGCTGGATGGTTTCGTGGCGGAGACTGGAACGGTGTTTTAGAAAATCTTAAAAAAATTGATTTGACTACTAAAACTAACTGGCAGTCTAAATCAATCAAAACTGAAGATGATTTAGATTATGCTTTTAAATTACAAAGCCATCTTAAAAAGCTAACTGATGTAGAAGTTCGAGTTGAAAGCCCATGGATAACCGTGTATACGAATAGCAAATCAAATATCGATAGTTTAATTAAAATTGATAATAGTAAAGTTAAGTATATCAGTATTCCTCCCGATAAAACAATTTTAGACGAAAATACTATTATACTTCCTAAGATCAATCATGACTACCGGGTTACGTTGGGTAAAACTACACACGAAAATAGTGCATTTATCCAGTGGGCTGAAAACAATGCTAAACTAAAACTGACTAAAACTTGTAAGCGTGAGTTAGCAAGAGATTGTAGTTGGGGTGGGACTTACTTTTATGTTACGGGTGAAAACAACTTGCTCATGACAAAAATGCACTTAGGCGGCTCAATAAACAAGGTTGAGCGCATAATCAAAGCGTAATCTTATAAACCCGTATACGATAAATATACTATCCACACAGAATTCGTGTGACTATTAATAACGGGCTTAAAAATGCGTATTAGAGAACTATTAGAAGGTAAAAAATTTAACGATCTGGACTTTGTCAACGTGGACGAAGATGGTACTAACATCAACTATGATTTAGTAGAAGATCTAGCGTTTTATATGCACAATGACGATGACATGTATAGACACCATGTTTTCCCAAGCGTAATGCAATGCGTTAGTGGGATGAAATCTAAAAAGAATTTAAGCCCAAATGTTTTTAAAGCAGCTGTAGAAGAAAGTTATAAAAACTACGTTAAAAAATTCCCCATACGTCAATTACCAACTTCACTAGATGAAGAACTATGTAATGAAGTTTGTAAAAAATTACATGATGATTTTCGTAAAGACTACGAAGACGGCAAGTATAAGGATTAATTGTGTTACTTAGAGAATTATTCTTTAATGAAGCAAAGGCATCTGCTGAAGACGACAGCATGGAGAAATACGGGCGGCCGTTTAATCACCCGGAACATTTCGTATTTTTTAAAGGTTCCAAGGGTACTATAGAAGCACTTAATCACTTTAAAGAAATTGCCACTGAACAACCAGGCGAAACTACTGTTAGAGGTAAGTGGGACGGCAATCCTCAAATATATTGGGGTAGAGAAGTTGCTGGCGGGCCGCTAATCCTAGCGGGTCATAATCAATGGTCACGCGGAGTTAAAGGCGACAGCAAAGAAGCAGTATACGACTTTGTTGCTAATCAAAGCGGCAAAGCAACAACACCTAAAGAAGTTAAACAACGTCAACAATTTGCTACTAATTTTAGCAATCTATATCCCATATTTGATGCTGCCACACCCAAAGACTTTGTAGGCTTTGTGTATGCTGACAGTTTGTTCGGCGTTGATCCAGCATTGAATAAAGAATTAATTCCGATGGAAGGTTATCCAAAGGGTGTCTGGACGTTTGCTCCTAATCCAAACAGTAAAACAAGATATTATGTAGATGCCGATCCTGCTAACAGTCAGTTAGGAGCTCGTATTGCCAGGGCTAAAGTTATGGTTGTAGGTCATGCTAAGTTTGACACGTATGGCGCTGGGGATAAAGAACAACAGCCCATTGACGACTTTAGTATGTTTGATAATACTCCAGGGTTAATAGTTCAGGGTCCTGTATACACTAGCACAGGCAGTGGTCAAGACACCACAGAGATTGATGATATAATCAATCAAGTGATTGATGAGGTATCCGGAGTAGGGGCTAACCTAGATGCATTTATTGCCAGTTTACCCGACCCAGATAAAAACGGAATTTTTTATCCATTCTTTAATGCTATGAGCGGACTACATGCAAGGAACGAACAAGCGTTTGACAGTATAACTGGTGATACATTTACCGGGTGGATGCTTAAAAAGGGTGTTAGTAAAAACAAGCAAGCACACATTATTGAAATGATCAAAGCCCATCCTGGTGCATTTGATTCAATGCTACGGTTAATCAAAGATATTAGAAACATGAAAGATCAAGTATATGCCGCATATAAAGGTCAAGGTCGACCAGAGATATGGGACACCGACGGTGAAGGATACGTTAGATATGCCAATCCCGAAAAGCA